CAGCACCAACATCTATTGCTTGTTCAATACCATCAACCATAAAGTATGGGCGACTTTTTAAAGCTCTCAGTTGATTGCGAGACATCTTATGCCGTTCAACTGTGTATTCTGCGTCATCCATACTAGCAGCTTCTGGGTCAGGATAAAAGTTCCACACAGATACATGGTTAGTTGATGGTACAGTTTTTATTAAAGGATCGTAGTCACCCTCTTCATTCCAATTAGGATATTCTTTATCTACAGCAAAGGGGCCTTTCATTACACCCATACCTAATAGTGCCATTTCAAAGGCCATACTACGAAGATGTTTAGATGCACCTGACTCAATTAGCTGGTCATGTATTTTCTTTTCCATTTTTTTAGCTGCTACCATAGCAGGATGAAAAGTAACTGTTGTTGATGACTCCCCATCACCCTCAATTAATTTTTCACTTATAGGAGCAAGTTTTTCTTTCATGCCCCCAAGTCTTTTTGATAAGTCCTGAATAGTTTCTCCTGGCTGTAAATTTGTATCAGGGCCAATTATAAAAGGTTTAGGTGGTTCGTCGTTAAATGTACTTTTTAGAACATCAATACCAGCTTCTGCTGCTGGGTCTATATTGATATGTACTGACTCACTAACACCATCAGGTAAAACAGTAGGGTCCACAGATAAAGGGAATTTGTTATTACCAAATAGAACATCAATGATCTGCCCATATGCAGCCAATGTTTTAGTCTTGGTGACTTTAACAAATACACGAGACTTTTCCGTTTCAGTGAATTGTACATCTGGTCCATATAAACCTCTATAGTTTCGGTATGCCCGTAGCCATCTTTCCTCGTCGCCTTCTCTAGCATCTTCTGCTCTTTTAAATCTTTCTGATACAAAAGAAACAACCGCATTAGATGAATCAAAGATTTTATCTTCTGCATCTTTTGCGGCTATTACGTCATCTGTCTCAAATGATAGGTCATCTATTTCTGCCATATTTAATATCCAAAGCTAGGATCAGCCGCTTGAAAGCCTGATCGTTGTGTTGCTGGGTTAAAGTCCCAAATAGAACTTCGAGGTCTTGTCATAATACCATACCGTAAAGCATCATAAAGGTGATCTTCTGCGTTAGTATCTACGTCTTCTGGGTTACGCTTATCTAATGGAATAGCTGGTAACTGTGCTATTGTATTAGTGCAGGTAGACATAAACACTATTCGTGGTTTTTCCGTAAACTCATCTACTTGTAAACGCCTGTGTAGTTCGTTCTTTCCTGACACCCTAGATCCTTTTGATCTATCTGAGGGTCGCCACCGACACCCTTTCATATTCATCTGTTCAGCTAGGCTAGGACCAGTATCTCCTCTATTGTGCCATAGTGAACTATCAAGTACTCCGTATCGTATTGTGCCATCTTCTTTTTCTGCGTCAAGTATCATATCAGCTAAGTCTGTTGCTGTAACTTTAGAACAATACAGTTCCCTGTATATTACTAGTGACTCATCTGGTGCTACAGCTAACCAAACAACTCCTGTATGACTTCCGTATCCGTAGTCACACGCTCTAAACTTAGTCCAGTTAGTTGGTATCTTGTATGGATCAACTACGTGTATCTTTCTATTAAACTCAGGAAACGCTGCACCTTCATTTACATCCCAGTTACCTTCAAGTAATTGCTTTCTTGAATGTTCAGGTAGAGATAGAAGCATTGCTTCGTAGTCTCCACTTTCAGCTAGGTAAGGATTGTCAAACAAACTAGCAGGAATAAACCTGCGTCTAAATAATGGTTGTCCTTCTTTGGTGTGGCCTTTAGGAAAACGTATCTCTTCTCCTGTTTCTATATTTGTGGCCCAGAAAGGTTCTCTTAATGGTGACGGGTCTATAAACATTTTTTTAACCCATTGATGTCCTAAACCACCAGGGTTCGTAGTAGCTCTCATATACAAACCTAATTCGGCTGCACTGGCACTACGCAAACGAGACCTCATATAGTCCCAAGCGTAAGGAGAACTCCACTGTGTTAATTCGTCAAAGCCGATCCAATTAAACGCCTGACCCTGATAACGTGTAACATCCATATCTTTGTCGAGGTACGACATCCAAAGTCTGCCACCTCTAGGCGAGATCCACTGACTCTTCCTTTCAGACCATTTGATACCTGGTACTGCACGAGGGTATAGTTCTTGGCTTTTTTGTATAAGTTCACGGAGTTCCTCAGTTGTGTGTCTGACTAGTAGCCCACTAAAGTTGGGACTGTTTAATCCATGTAATGGATCAGCTAACATTGCATAAGATTTACCGCCACCTGCAGCACCACCATACAAAACTTCTCGTTCTGATGATGATAAAAATTCTGTCTGTGGCCCAGCATTAGGCTGGAAAACTATGTCTTGTGCAACTTCTGTGTCAAACGGTGCAGCCATCGGGACTGCAGGAACTGTTTTAGTTTCTTTAGGGCTTGCCGTTGGCGTAGGCCCCAATTCTATTTTTTTCGAGGGCTTCGATCTCTTGTAGCGTTTTTTGGAGACGTTGGGCAAGTCTCCGTTTAATAATAACTGTTTTCTTACGTCGTCGCTCAATGCTTATTCTTTTCTTTAAACCCATGTGGGAGATACTTCTCCCTGTTTGTTTTGTTAGCCACTGAGCTACATCTCTTATACTATATTGTTTTAGATGCTGCTTGGCAAGTTCTAAAGCCTCAAGTTCGTGTACTATTGGCTCAAGTAGTCTGTCATTGTCGGGATTAACTTCGTATCCAAAAGGTATTTGTCTTATTGATACTCTAGCTATTGTGTGCCAATTTCTCTCTTGGCCCCTGGGCGGCTTTGGTAATTCCCAATAGCCTAAGTCGTCATCTCTTATTCGTTTGTACCTTCTTTAGCTGGTAATATAAATACACCTCCACCAGAAGAGCTTACATCTACCCTATCTACTTTTCCTAGTCCTGCTCGATCTAACAGGTCTTTAGCTGCTGACATTTTATCTCTAATGCCTAACTCAGTAGGATCATAAAGAGCATTAGTCATAGCCATTGCTGCTTTAGGTGCAGTACGCGCAAAGTAAGAACGAGTAGCATCAGCTATCTCGTCCTTTAATGCTTCTACAACTAATCTTGTTGCTGTACTGTCGCTATACCCAGCTAGTTTTTTAGCTGTCACTACATCACCATTAGCTTCATCAAATAGAACCTCAAGAAACTTCTGTTGATTTTCTGTTAGTTGTCTAGCCATTATTCTTTTTCTTTCCTGCCATGTAGTTAGGCACGTTTAGATCTTTCTTTTGCTGCCTTCGTAAGATCTTTAAAGTGAACCACGGTTTTAGAACCTTTAGTATGCGTTTTACCAGAATGTACGGAACCATCAGGCATTTTATGAGTACCCCCATTATGCTTTCTCCCATCTTTAAAGTAATGTTGTACGCCTTTTGCCATACTATTTTTTCTTTCTTGTTTTCTTTACCATACCACCTTTATTCATATAACCCATTTTGTTACGTACAGTTGTAGGTAGTTTCTTTAGTCCTGCTTGTTTAGGCGAAGGTTTTTTCAAAGCCATATTTTTATCCTTTATTTTTTAGCTTTTCTATTAGGGGGATTAGATGCACCAGCTTTAGCCATACCACCTTTGTTGTACCCCATAGACTTTTTAGCCATGCCGCCACCCATCATCTTCATAGGTTTCTTAGCCATACCACCGCCCATGTATCCCATAGCTTTCTTATCTTTTTTCTTCATGCCCATCATTGTATTAAGCCTTTCCTGCTTTTTTGTTTCGTGGAAACGATCTATTCTTAGATGCTTTTTTCACTCTTAGGTTACTTTTTCTATTATCTAGTGCGTTACCATTTTTGTGATCTACGTCTTTACCATCACCTTTTTTAACTAGCCCTGACTTTGCAGCTATACGCCTAGCTTTTTTACGGGCTGCATTTTTAGCTAGTTCAATAGGCGTACTTTGAAGTTGTCGTTCTCTTTTGTAGTTACGTGTAGCCATTTTAAGTATCTACCTCTGTATCAGGTTTACCCCAGTAAACACATCTTTTGTCTGTAATTACCAAATCAGGGTATTTTTTTTGTAAAAAAGGTATACCAACTTGTTTCATTCCCATATAGCACCCTATTTCAGTTTCAAATACAGGCCCACCATAAGTAGCACATTCTAAGGTAATCATAGAGCATAAGAGGACTAAAGGGCTAAACATTGTTTATTTCCTTAATGATTTAGCCCCAGAACACTTCCATCGTTTGCGAGACAAGTTATTAGGAGTATTAGGATCATTTTGTTTCTTTTTAGAAAGACCTTTTTTTATTCCTAGGCTTCTTGCACAGTAACTATCTCCCTTAGATGTACCTGCACGAACTCTTGGGCCACCACCTTTGGCTTTTCCTGCTTGCCCGTAGCTAACCTTCTTGCCTGACGAGGTTATCTTAACCTTTGCCTTGCCTTTTCGAGGTGTTGCCATGATTACCTCCGTGGCATCATAAACATACTATACATCATATCTTCAGGTTGCGTCAAGTTATCTATTACTTTTTTTTGCATACCGTTGTTACCGCGTAAATCTTTGTTACCAAAGCGTTCTGCAGTATTATCTGACTTTTCATGGTGTCCACTGCCTACACAACGGAAGTCTTTTTGGTTTTTAGTTGAATAATACATATTA